GGTAGGCGCGCTTATCGAGCATCACCTTTCCCAGCTGAGCGTCATGGAAACGCCGGGGGAAGGAAGCTCCCTGTTCCGGGCTTCCCCAGATGCTCGCGGCCGTCACGAGACGGCCCGCATCACCGCTCCCCCGCGGCTGGTCCAGCCACTCCCGCCAACGCTCTCCGAAAGCCGCGTAGCGCTCTCGCATGCGCTTCTCACGCTCGATGGCGCTTTCCCTGGGGGCGGCGGGCGAGCGCTTGCGTTTGCGCGGCCGCTTTGCAAATTTGACGATCGCCTCGACGATCGTGGTCGCAACGAAGGCGATGATCAGAATGTGGTAGACATGATCAGCGATCGCCTGCATCCACTCACTCCTCCCGATCAACAAAAAGCCCCGAGTTCACGAGAACTCGGGGCATCCGCTCCTGCGACTGGATTCGAACCAGTAACCGTCCGGTTATCGGCTTGGTCACAATGTTACCTTTTTGTTTCCTTCGTGCCCTAGCTGGGATGATACCGACGATCTTCCTTCCATCGCCTAGGTTACGGCATTCTTCCGGTGGACACGCTCGCACCGTCGCGAGACAGTGAATCAGCCACCAACACTTACCCCGCAAGCGTCACAACAGGGGGACCTGCTCATTCCCCCTCCCGCGAGCGCGGGGTGCTGCGAGAGAACTAGGACACACAGATGACACCCCTCTGGGACTGGGACGCGGCCGTCGCAGACTGGACTACCGCTATGCAAGCTGCTGGCCGTTCACCCCGGACGATTCGTCTCTACACCTGCCACCTGCACAAGGTCATCCGCGAATGCCCCGATGGCCCTGCCTCCGTGACCTCGACTGACCTGCGGTACGTGCTCTCCGCCGGGTCGTGGAAGCCCGAGACTCGCAAGAGTGTTCGCGGGTCTGTCACGGCGTTTTTCCGCTGGGCTCACGGAGCGGGCTTCATCCCCGTCGACCCCGCTCAGGGGCTGGCGGCCGTGCGCGTGCCCGCCGGCGTCGCTCGCCCCGTCCCTGACGACGTCCTCCACGAGGCACTCGCTCGGGCTGATGAGCGCGACCGCACGATGATTCTCCTCGGCGCTTACGCAGGGCTTCGCTGTATGGAGATCGCTCGCGTCCACTCGCGCGACTGGGACGGGCGTGGCCTGTACGTGACGGGCAAGGGAGGCAAGACCCGATACGTCCCGATCATCCGCATGGACCTGCGGCGTGCCCTGACCTCCTGCCGTGGATACCTATTCCCCGGGCAAGACGGCGGGCACCTCTCTGCGGGCTACGTCTCGAAGCGGCTCGCGCGGGCACTCCCTGCAGGCTGGACCGGGCACACCCTCCGGCACCGCTGCGGCACAGCCATGTACGCAGGTACCCGCGACCTCCTGGCCGTCGGAGCCGTCCTTGGACACGCCCGCCCTGAGACAACCCGGCGTTACGTGCGCCTGCCGGACGACGCCCTCATTAGCGCCGTGCGAGCTGCCGCATAAACACGAAAGGCAGCCCCACACCCTCAATTGGGGTGCGGGGCTGCCTTCTTGTTCTACGGATGGACGAGAGAGGGATACGAGGCCATCAGTCCCGTCGCTCCCTTCGCGAGCGCTTGGCGCGCCTGCGAGTCATTGACAATGATGTGCGCGATCGTCGGCTTGCCCGACGCATTCAGGCGATTCCACACGTCCGCGCCTGCACTCCACTCCATCCCGATCACATCCCACTCGGACAGGTCCGAGGCCGCGACCTCGTTCGGGTAGAGCATGGCCATGACCTTGTAGCCGCGGGCCTTCGCACGCTTTGCTCCGGTCCCCTTCGCGAACACCTTCCACAAGACCCTACGTTCGGGATGCCCGCCGAACGTCGTGTCCAAGTAGTCGAACAACTGTTCTTCAGCCGCCAGGTCACCCGGATTGCGCTGGTCCTCCGACGACGTGGTCTTATGGTCGATCGCGAGAACAATATCGTCCGGCACCTGATCAACGATGTCCGTCAGCCTCATGAACCCACCCGAGGCCTGGCGGAGCGTGCGCAGCGTCGACCACGGAGTGTTCCAAATCTGGTAGTCCGTGCCCGGAACCGTCCTCGATGTCTTCCAATCGTGGATAGCGATGAACTCACCCGAGGCGCATCGCCTCACGGACAGCTCGAGCGCCTTAAACCCGGCACGCAACGAAGCGGTAAGGCCCGCCTGCGTGAACTCCGGGAATTCGGTGCCACCCATCCGATGACTGATGTAGAACGGGCGCCGCAACAGGAACGCCGTCACCACATCCTCACCCGCAGGAATCACCGGCGTCGACGGAGCACGCAGCGACAGGCCGACATCCCCGCCTGCGCGCCGGCGCACGCGCACGACACCAGCCCTGTCACCTCCTGCGCGCCGACGCTCGTAAACGACGAGGTCAGGCATGCGCAATCACCTGCACCGCAAGACCATTACTCCCCTGCGCGTTCGGGTAGGTGACAACCATGTCCGCAGGCTGCGCGGCCGTGCGGCGCGCCAACGTCACCGTCTGGTAGTTGAGACCCTCCTGCGCCGCGAAGGCGAGCTTTTCCTAGCCCGCAGAGACAGTCACCTGCTCCGAGGACTCAACGGCACTCGTCCGCTCGAACGCGAAGCCCAGAACAACGCCCTCGCCCGCGAGCGCGGGAGCCGTGCAGGTCGTCGTCTCGGTCGGCGTGGCCTGACGCTTCTTGACGTCGCCAGCCTTGATCGTGGAGGCTCCTCTGATCGAGGCGGCAGCCCAGCCGATCTCCGCATTCTGGCTCAGCGTCAGCGTGACAGTGGGCGCCCATGGGCCGGTGATGACGACGGCGCGCATCGTGCCGACCCAGTACGGGGCGACAATCTGGTCCCAGCCCTGCGGGACAGTCAGGTTCGCCGGCGTGCCCTGGGCCTTTTCGTTCAGGCCGATCACGAGCTTGTCGCCGGCCTTGCCATCGACCTTGATCGTCACGGTCTGTCCGACTACCTGACCGGCGGCGCTGGCGACGAGCGTCGGTCCAGCTGCGGGGGCAGGTCCGGGAGTCGGGGACGGCGCAGGGGTAGCGCCAGAGACGAGGAAATAGAGTGTGCCGTCCGGGAGGGCCTGCGCTTCGGCCTCCGTGGAGCACACGGTGATGCCGACGCGCTTCAAGGCTTCGGCGAGTTCAGCCTTGGTGGCCAGGCCCGTGAGATCACTCGTATGGGCCACTCCCGCCACGTCGGCTTTGGTGGCCAGGCCCGTGAGTTCGGCCTTGGTAGCCAGGCCCGTGAGATCACTCGTGCGGGCCACGCCCGCCACGTCACTCTTGGTGGCGTAGCCTGCGAGGTCGGCGCGGCTCGGAAGGTCGGCGACCTGCTGGCGTGTGGCGTAGCCGGCGAGGTCGGCGCGTGTGGCCAGGGGTGCCAGGTCGGTGCGCTTGGCGTATTCGCCGAGGTCGACCTTTCCGCCGGCGGAGGCTCGGGCGAGGTCTTCCTTCGTCGCGAGCGGCTCGATGGCCTTCGCGATCGCTTTGTCTGTGCCTTGCTTCGTGTAGAGCTTGGGCTTTGCCATGGTTAGCCTCCGATTGTGATTGTGTCCCCGTCGTCAGAGACGACGCCGCTGATGGTTGCTGTGTCTCCGTCACCGGAGACCTGCACGTCTGGCGTGCCAGTCTGAGGTGCCGGGGTGGGCGTCGCCTCACCGGAGAACACACTGGCGAGCGTGTAGGCCATTCCGGGATTCAGCGTGACTGTCGCTTCTCGTAGTGTCCGGCCGGGGACGCTGAGGCGCAGGTGAACCTGCGTCGGTGCCGTGAGATCGAGGGGCAGCATGATCTGTCCGCGCGGGTTAGCTGCCCGAGAGACGGGGCCGACTGCCATCAGGGACGTGGCCTCCCCCGTCTGCGTCTTCAAGGTCGCCGTGATGTAGGCGAGGGGTTCAGGCGAGCCGTCAAGGCGCGTGACGTTTCCGCTCACGATCGTTCCTCCCATTTGTCTACCTTCTCCTGTAGTCTGTCGAGGCGCTCATGCAGTCTCGCGTGAGCGTCGTGAGCGTGTTCGTCAATGGTGCGCTGCGAAGACTCGCGCGCCGTCCGCTCGTCGTGGAGCTCGGCGGCCATCTTGGAGCCGCGCTCATCGATGCGTCCGACGCGCGCTTGCACGGAGCTGAGGCTCTCGCTGTGCGCGTTGAGGGTCGCCTCCATTCGGGCACCCTGATCGAGGAGGCCCGTCACCTGCTTGGACAGAGCGCCGATCTGGTCCGACACGACCCAGACAGTCTCAATCGCTTTGTCTAGGTCGTCTCTGACATTCGTATCGTGATTGTTCTTGATTTCCGCGTCCGCACTCTTCGCCGCATCACGGGCCTCGGACGCGGTCTCCGAGATGTGCGCGAGCCGCACGTCGAACAGTCGGCCGACGTACCGCAGGCCCGCGACGACTGCCGCAGCGGCTGCGCCAATGATGGCGACAACCGCTGCGACAATCGCTGTGACGACCTTCGGGTCGGCGATAATGTCAATCACGTGCGCTGTCCGACGTGCCCGTCAGCTCATCGACCGTCTGCCCGCCCGGAGTCGCGGCGCCCACCCAATCGAGGATGCTCGCACCGTTAATGCGGACGGCGGATAGCATCGTGTACACCGACCAGGCGACGCCGAGGAACACGGACATCTGCGTGACGAGCAGACGCCACGTCGCCGGGTACGATCCGGAGACCCACACGGCCGCAGTCGTGACGGCCGCGACCGCGACGAGGAGCACCACACGGCGGCGGCGTGTCCACCACGGCTTGTCCAGCGCTGCCTGAACCATCGGCCACACGAGGCCGACAATGACCGTCGTGATGAAGGGGTCCGAGTGAAGCTCCATCAACAGCTTATCCATCTCATTCCCCCTTCTCCGCGCCCGCGAGCGCCGCGTTGATTGCCGCGTTGGTGACGGCTCCGTAGTATTCGTCGACCTCGACGCCGACCGCGCTTTGCAGCTGGCCGACCACTCGGTCATGGGCTGTGTCGGATTCGTCGCCCCAGATGCCGTCCGGGTCGGCCCCAATGATCGACTGGACGTACTCGACGCCCAGGGGGAACTGGCGGCCGCCCCACGAGCTCGCCGCCACGACCGCGTAGATGCGGCGCGTCGTGTCGGGGCCGAGGACGTTGTCCGCGTCCGCGCCAACCGCGCGCTGGATTCCCGTGATGTCCGTGTAGCCGCCAGATGAGCCGGCGGCCGCGTCGGAGTAGTAGGGGCGGATGACCGCGCACACCGCATCCCAGTCGCGGGACCGGCGGTAGACTCCACCGCCGTTGGACTGGGAGCCCGCAGCGCCCGAGGAAGTGTTTCCCTCGATGGTCTGCACCCATGACCCGTAGTTCGCTTCGACCAGGCCGACGTGGTCGGCCACGCCGTCCCCGTCCCAGTCAAAGCAAATGAGGTCGCCCGGGGCTGCGTTCGACGGTTCGACGAGCTGACCAGCTGCCCGCGCCGCAGAAATTCCGTAGGGCACGTAGGCGAAATCCCCTCCGGGGATCACCGAGTTACCCTCGTCGTCCGTCAGGCACCACGAGGCGAACATGGCGCAGAACGGGACGCCGCTCTCGCCGTAGTACGCGCCATGCTTGGCGGCGTACCAGCGCCCAAACGCCGAGCCCGGCAGGGGGTCATCCCACCGCGAGTAGCCGATCTGGCTCGCAGCCCAGGCGAGCGCCTTAGATGCTGTCATACTCATCGCGTGACCTCCTCGTAAGGGAACTCGATGGGCGTGACAACGTCGGCCGGAGTATCGGTCGCCGGAGGCATGGACTCCATCAGTTCTTCAATCGTCAGTTCCATATGTCTCTCCTCAATCGGGTAGACGAAACCCCCCGGACGGGATTGTCCGAGGGGCAAGTTCAGTTGTCGGCGGTCAGTAGCCAAGGGCCATCCACGCGAAGGAATGGCGTTCCTGTGAGGTCACACCGGGGAGCATTGGCCTGAAGCCACTCTTGTCGAGCACGTCCACACAGAACTGCCGGCCGTTCTTGAAGTTCCAGCCGGCCGGCCCTGATCCATACAGCGGCGTGATCGACACCGATACGCACTCGTGCGGGAACGGGGTGTTGAAGTTGACGCGCGGCATGTAGAGGTTGCCGAACGCGACCTCGGCACTGGACACCGCGACTCGGCCGCCCTTGATGAGGCCGGGCTGGACCGTCGGATTCAGGCCCGAACCCACGGGCATATCCCCGACCGCCGAGAGTTCCATCTGTAGATTCGACTCGGCCGCCCAGGACCGGCCATCCCACACCCTCACGGCGTTAAGGTCGGTCCTCCACACGTAAACAGGCTGCGCCGCCGACGCCACCAGACCCGCAGCCGCGAGCGCGGACACGTACTGCGCCGCCGCCGTTTCGGAGGCACAAGCCTTGTAGGAGGGGATGGACAGGGACAGGGCCAGCAGGTCCTGGCGCTGTGCGGGGTCGGTAGGTGAGGGGACTCGGTGGCCCCGCTGGTCGATGTAGCTCATGCGGTGTCCTATCGGGAGGTGTAGGTGATGCGGATCGAGAGGCTGTCTCCGGAGGCCTGAACGCCGCCGTATGTCTGGCCGACGAGGGCAAGGCCAGTCCCCGGAGTCAGGAGCTGGGAGGCAATGCGTGTGATGTCGATGGCCAGGACGGTGGCGCCCACCTGGACGGGGGCGCTGGTCGTCGCGCCCGTCGTGACTGGTCCGGTGTCCGTGTAAGTGGCCGGAGCGATCTGTACTGACCATGCGACGGCCGTCGGGTGCGGGCGTAGCGTCAGCGTTGCTGCCGTGATCGTGATACGTCCGAGCGCCTCGGCTTGCCGGCCGAACGTTGCGAGGCCTGTGAGGCGACGCCCGCCCGCACTGCCCTGCCAGGCCCCACCGCCGCCGTGCCGCGTCCACGCTGTTCCGTCCCAGGTACCCGCCCACTGCGGGATCAGCACAGCTTCGCGCACGCTGCGTGTCGGTGCGGTCAGCTGTTCCCACTTGGGGAGGGGGTTTTCCGGTTTGGGTGCCGGCCCGAGCGCGTGTAGCGCCCGGCCTGTGTCTGGGTCGAGCAACACGTGAGCGGTTTCGACTCCGTTCCAGTTGACGGCCGTCGCTGAAATCTGGATGGGAGGGCCGCCGTACAGGCTGACGTTGAGGGCGCGGCCGCCCTCGATGAGGCTGACCACGCGCGCGATCGCCGTCGGTGACCTGTCGGAGCCATAGCGGGGAGGCAGATCGTCGGGCATCGTCGAGATCAGGTCCATCACGGGGCTGCTCATACGCTCACCTCCACATCGGTCTTCTGTGTGCCCCTGTAGGTGAGTGGCACCTCGTATGCGGAGACGGTGCCCCACATCGTCTTCGTGGTTGCAGCGTCCACGGGCCGCGTCACGATCTCGACGTGTGCGTCCAGTCGGATACGCGGGTCCGGGGCGTGCTGTACGGGGACCTTGATTTTCTTCCTAACTGAGTCGGCAAGCATCGCCTCGGCTGTGCGCTTGGCCTGCTCGTAGCTCGTGATCAGCGGCGATGAGAAGAACCTTGGCACGGTGCCGTAGGGACCGTCGACGCGCATCGGTCCCGTCAGTTGATCGGCGATCGCCTGGAATGACGGGGCGCCCTCGTCAGAGGTTTGTTGCCCCCGGGCGACCACACGGTTGTAGACCTTGTCTCGACTCACCGAGGCCGCCACCCCGACGACCGTGCCGTCCTCCCCATCCGAGAGGAGCAGCGCCGGCCGCGAGGTGGGCGGCGCGGTCGGCGGGGACAGATACATGATTCCGTCCCCGCCCTCGCGCACTGTCGCAGGCCAGGCTTTCGCGATCTCGTAGACAGCGTCAATGCGGCTTTCGCCCCAGGACATCGACGGGCATGGCCTGTCGCCGAGGGCCGGATCGATGATTACGCCGATACGCGCACCGACCAGGCGGCGCAGCTCCGACGCGAGAGTGCCCGCCGGGTCGGGCGCCATTGGCTCCGTCAGCCTGTCTTCCTCGAGGCGCTGCATCAGGCTCTTGCCCGTCACTCGCACCGTGGACGGTCCCGGCTCCACCGAGGTAATGAGGAACCGGCCTAGCTGAACCGTCCACCAGCCTGCATCGACGAGCGACCCGACCGTCATACTCACATGGAGCACCTGCCCGTAGCAGCCGAGCGGGTGCTCTGGGTCCACGGGGTCCCAGTCTCGCCAGTCCTCCCCCTGCACAGCTCCCACACGGGGCACCGTCAGGGACAGGGTGCCCTGCACCTGCTGACCAGCGTCCCACGCCACCGACCCATCTTCGACGGGCACCTCCCCCAGGTACTGCGATCCCAGCCACGACTCCACGGTGACAGACACCGAGTAGCCCGAGGTCAGCAGGTCCTCCGGAATCTGCTCGACGTCGGCCGGCATGCTCATGCGTCCTCCTGCCAGATAGTCCTGTCGAACTGATCCCACGGCCACCGACGAGCATCCAAGCCACTCCACGTCAGCCGTCGCTTATCGAAGTCGTTCCACGTCGACAACGTCAACGTTGTGTTCGGCTGCGGCAGATCGACGATCGTGCCCTTGAGCTGCCAGATGCGCTCGGCGACGTCGAGGCGCGGCGCACGCTCCATCGATACCGATGTCACCGACATGAGCGTCACTGGATCGACGTCGCACGTCCCTCGCTTGCACTGAACGCAGTGGCGCGGGTTGTGGAAAAGCGCCACCGGCGTCTGAGACGCCAGAAGTGTCTTCATGGCCGCCGTGTCCTGCAGGTTCGTGCGAGCCGTGAGAGACACCGTGCCGCGACCCATCGTTGGCGCATAGACCACCAGGGGTGTCGCGCGGCCCGGTACCTCGTGCTCCGTCACCCGCGGTTTTAGTTCACGCTGGTCAGTGCCCTGCCACAAGACATTCACAGGCTTCGCGCCCGCCGTGTCAGTCATCAGCGACAGGCCGCCCCATGAGCGGACCACCGGCTCCGATTCGACCGTGAGGCCCCTCGACGTCGTCAGCCTGTACCTGATCGGCGTGTTGATCGGTGCGAGCGGGTCCCCAATGATGTGTTGTAAGCCCTTGGAGGACCATACTCCCCCGCGAGGAATCCACGTGAAGCCCGTGTCCGTGACGCCCTCGACATAGCAGGCCGCCCCAGCTGGGACGCACGCCGGGGGAATCACGATCTGGACCCTGGGAGCCAGTCCACCCGCCACAATCGCGACAGGCAGCGACGACATATCGACGTCCGCCTCGACCTCCCGCGACGTCGAAACACCGCGAGCGCCGGTCCACTGGTGCGTGAGCGCCCTCGAGGAATAGCCGATGCGGCTCGGCGGGGTGTCTCCGTCGAAGAACTCCCCCGCTGCTGCCTCGAGTGCCTCGCCCGGGGTGGGAGCCGCGACGATGAGAACGTCATCGACGTACACCCAACCCGGCAGAGTGCCGCGCTCGGCCGACGAGGTCGTGCGGGCCTCGAACCGAAGCCGCACGGCCGTCGCCCCAGATGGAGCTGTGAACGCCCAGACGGGGCGATCCCCGTCCGTGCTGGCGGCCAACAGCGCCGGAGTCTTCTCCGTGACGCTGCGGCCGCCCACGGTCCACTCCGGGGAGACAGCAGCCGCGATGCCAGGACTCGTGCGCACAAGCGCCGAGATCGCGACGGTCTGCCCTCCGGCGACAGTGACTGCCGTTGGCGCGGCAGCCGGACCCTGCGTGCCGGGCGGCACGTCGATCGCCAGATACTGCGGAGACTGGCGAGCTTGCCCGCCCCACGAGTCAGTATCCGAGCCGATCCTCACCGTGGCCGGAGCGATCTTCGCCCATTCCCGCAGTAGATACGCGAACGACGGATTGCGGCAAAGATTCTCACGAGCCACTACCTGCTCCTTCCAGCTAGCTGCTTACGGCGCACCAGGACGCCGGTGCTGATCGACTCCACATGCGCACGGAACGAATGGCCATCGTCCAGCACAAGGTTGACCTGCGCGCCATCGAGCGACGGCACCGCGTTTGCTCCACTCGCCGCGAGCGCACTGACATCTGCCCACTGCCTCGCGGTGAGAATTGCCTCCCTCGTGCCCGTCTGATTGACGGCTGCGGTGACTCCCGAGGGCAGCCATCCGCCGCGATCGTACTTGCGAGCTCCGCCGTAGCGGCCGACAGTCGGAGACCCCCAGATACCGATGTGCCGGGCGTTGAGGCCGGGCTTTGGCTCCTCGATCATCTGGCCGCCGCCGGCGTAGATCGCGATATGGTGCGCCGGTGCTCCCCAGAACAGCAGGTCACCGGGGGCGGCCTGCGTCCACGGGATCATGGTGGAGCCGGACTGGTACCCAGCTGCCGTGAGGCGTGGCCACCCCAGACCAAGCTGCTGAGCAGCCCAATACACCAGGCCCGAGCAGTCCAGACCCGGCGGGATCGCCGAGCCACCCCACACGTAAGGGACCTGCATCTGGACGGCTCGCATCGCGGCGCCCACGAGTCCGGCTGAGGAGGACTCCTCGGCCTTCTTCTTGAAGAACGATCCGACTCCTGCGAGGAGGGACTCGACGCCGCCTGCGCCGAGCTCGCCGATGACTCCGGGGGCGATGCCCTTCATGAGTCCTCGGACGGGCTCGGTGATGAGCTGCGCAATAGAGCCGAGCGGGTCACGGAAGAACTCGCTCACGCCCCGTGCTGCGTCGGCGAACCAGCCTGCGATGCCGCCGCCGGCGAAGTGGGCGATGCCGCCACCGGAGAAGCCAGCGGGGGCCTTGCCGGGGGTGCCGCCTGGGCGGCGCTTCGAGGCGGCGTAGTTCGCGGCAATGATCCTGCTCGGGCCGATCTGTCGGACGAGCTCGGGAACGAGGATGGCCTCGCCCGGGGAGAGCATCGCCGGGATCGTGTCGTGCCCGGGACTGTAGCCGGGGACGATGCCGCCGCCGGCGTACTCGGCGATCCTAGGGACCGTCGGCAAGGTGAGAGAGAGACCGATCTTCGAAGCGACCGTCTCCACCATGGATTTCAGGCCGTTGGTGTAGACGGTGTCGATGATGAAATTCACCGGCTTTGCCGCGACGCTCTTCACCTTGTTCCACACGGACTCGATGGCGGAGCGCATGCCATCGAAGGTGGACGAGACGCCGCTCGACATGGACGAGAACACGTTCGTGACGCTGTCGTAGACCCACTGGACGGCCGCACTCGCCGTGGACTTGATGGACTCCCAGACGCCCGAGACCGTGGAGGAGATGCCGTTCCAGATCGAGGAGACGACGCCAGCGACCGTCGTGAACACCGTCGAGACGATGTTCCACACGGTGTTGATGTACCAGGTGACGCCCGCGACGATGAGATTCCACGCGGCCGTCACTCCTGTGGAGATCGCCGTCCACACTCCCTCGAGGAATGAGACGATGCCACCGAACACCTCTGTGGCGATACCGGCAATCCACTGCCACGTGTTAGCGATCTGCTCGAATACGGGCTTGATGACGCTGTCATACGCCCACGTGAAGGCCTGGCAGATCGCATCCCACACGGGCTTGATGACGTTGTCATACGCCCACGTGAAGACCGCTACCCATGCCTGAATGTAGAGCTTGATCGGAGTGAGGACAATGCCGACGATGATCGCAAATGCTGTCTTGAAGACCGTGACGATGCCGTCCCAGACAGCCGTGATAGCCTCCCACGCCGTCTGCAGGGGCTGCACGACGTAGGTCGAGAAGAAGCCCGAGACGCCGTCCCAGGTGCCCGTCCACCAGGAGGAAATGGACTCCATGGCGGACGACCACGCCGAGCTGATCCAGTCCACGAAGCTGTAGAAAGCGTCCGTGATCGCCGCCCAAGCCTTCCGACCTGTCTCCGTCTGCGTGAAGAAGTAGACGAGGCCTGCGACGAGTGCGGAGATCGCCGTGACGATCGCGCCGATCGGGTTCATGTTCATGACGAAGTTGAACGCGACCTGCGCGGCCTTCGCGAGGTTCGTGGCTTTGACGAACTGCAGCAGTCCGCCGGCCGCCTTCACGGCGTTCACGGCACCCATGGCCGCGCTCATGCCCTTGAACGCGGCCGTGCCAGCGACTACCGCAGTGACGAGCGGTGCAACAACGTCGGTGTTTTTCCCGACCCAGTCGAATACGCTCTTGAGTGCCTCAGCGGTGCGCTGAATCATCGACGGGCCATCCCCGCCGAACGCGCTGACCATGTCCCACACGCTCTTGGCGAGCGGTGCGAACGCGGACGCGAGGTTCGTTGCCGCGTCCCAGCCTGCCTTGAGCATCTCCCAGGCCGCCATGCCAGCATCACGAAGGTTGAACAGGAAGTCGACGAGACCAGAATCCTCTTCGAGTCCGAAGATCGGCCCCGAGAAGTTCCCATTGGCGAGGACATCCCAGATTCCCTGGATCGAGGGCACGCCCACGTCCTTGATCCACGCGAACCCAGCACCGAGCGTGTCTGACATCCAGCTCATGAAGTCGGTCAGCTGCGGCTTCGCGAGGTCGATCATGTCCTTGAAGCCGCCGACAATCGTCGCCTGCAGGTTGCCGGCCGCGTTCTCGATGCGCGACACGTCCGACGCGGCCGCGACCGCGACGTCATCAAAGCCCAGCTGCAGAAGCGCCTGATTGAACTCTTCCGCAGAGATTTGGCCTTCCGACATGGCCTCACGGAAGTTCCCCGTGTAGGCACCCATGTCGGAGAGGGCCTGCTGAATCTTGCCGCTCGCGCCCGGGATGGCGTTGGCGACCTGATTCCAATCTTGGGTCTGTAACTTGCCGGCACCGTTGACCTGGACGAGGGCGAGACCAAGGCTCTTATACGTGTCGGCGGTGCCGCCCGACACTGCGTTCAAGTTGCCGGCTGCCTCGGCAAGACGGTCGAAGCCATCGACCGAGTTCGCGGCGAGCTGGCTCGTGATGCCCTGAATGTCGGCAAGGTCGTAGACCGTGCGGTCGGCGTATTCCTGTGCGGACGCGCCGAGACGCTCGATCATCGAATCATCGACGCCAGCGAAGCGCAGCGTATCGGCGAATTTATTCGTCGCGTCTGAGGCTGCGATGGCCTCGGACGCGAAACCGCCGATGCCGACAGCCGCACCCAGGAGCGCTAGAGGCCCTAGCGCCGAGGTCACGAGACCACCGAGCGACGTCACACCCGAGCCAACAAGACCGAGCGATGAATCGACCTCGCGGGCTTCACGCTCGACGTTGTCGGCCTCGCGCGCCCAGCCCTTCAGCGACGTCGTGAATCGCTCCCAGTTGGACGGGGCCTTCGAGATACGTTGGTCCAGCGCCTCGGTTGCCGCCTTCGCGCTGTCGGAGGCGGCCTTCTCCTTGCGCAGAGAGTCCGCGTGGTTAGCGGACGCCTGGTCGGCCTTCTTGTTCGCTGCCGCCGACGCTTCACGCGCCGAGGCCAGAGCCGACTCCGCACGAGCAACCGCCGCCGAGTCAGCAGACGAGCTGGAACGCGCGGCGGCGAGAGCACGCTCAGCGCGCTCCACCGCAGTCGCTGCGGTCTCTTCCTCGGCGCGCGCCTTCGCGAGCGCCGAGGAAGACCTCTCCACCTTGGCGTGCGCTTCCTGCAGGGCTGCCCCAGCCTGCGCGGCCTCCTGACGAAGGCGCGCCGTTGACTTGCCCAGAGGATCGGCGATCGCGTTAACGAGGTCCTTGCCAGACTCGGAGACCTTCTCCTTGAATTTCTCCGCGTACTTCTTTCCCGCATCGCCAGCCACCTGCGGGAGCTGCGTGGCTGTCGCGTTCTCGATGCTCTTGAAGAATCCCCGCATCGACGGAACGACATCGACATAGACAGTGCCTGCCTGATACACGCCAGCCACGCAGACCTCCTACAGGTAGATATTCAGGTTTCTTGTGGACTCCACCCCGGCATGAGAGCCGCGAGCGCCTGGTGGGCGCTGCGGTCTCGGACGCTCGTGCGCGCGTCCTCGAGTGCGATCGCGGTGAGGCTCTCGGGCCGTGGGTAGGTTTCTTTTCCTCCGAAGGCCGAGACCAGCAGGTCGAAGATGTCCTGCAGGACTCTGACCTCGGGGGTTTGTGTTCGGAGCTGTGCCTCGGTGTCGTCGTCGTCGGGCGCTTCAGCGATCGCCATTGCGGTTTCGATTGCGACCTCTGGGTCGTTGAGAATCGCTGCGACGGTTCGGCTCGTCGAGGGCAGCTCGTCGATCAGAGTCAGGAGGAATCGGTATCGGCGGTCACGGAACAGGGCGTATGTGTCCCAGCCCTGCTCCGCGAGGTCCGCAACGATCTGCCTCTCGTACCGTGTCAGGCGGTCGTAGAGGCGCGCCCTTCCCCCAGGGACCCGAGCGAGGCCTCGTAGTGATTGGACGCCTGTCGCATGAGGAGCAGCATCTGACGCAGAGTCAGATGCTTGGTGACGAATGCGGCGTCTTCCTCCGATAGCCACTTGTTGATAACCTCGGTGGCGCGCTTTCCGCCACCGAGGTCGAGGAGGAGGTCTTCGCCGGCCTCGGGGCTCAGGCCCAGGGGGTCCGGGAAGGTCACGATGTGGTTGTTGAGCCCGAAGGTGAACGGGGTGGCCTCTGCTGCGCCATCGAGGTTGTTGAGGGCGGCTAGGGTCAGGGTGGGGGTGATCTTGTCTGCCATTGGTGTTCTCCTAGTTGGTATTTGTCAGTTGTCGCGGCGCTGGGTGCTGGCCGGCGGGGCAGGCAGCGTCGGCGCGTCCGCTTCCTGCTCGTCGGGCTGGGCTTCTTCCCATCCCTGTGCGCGCAGAGTGTTCGCGTCGGCAGCGTCGTTGGTGACTCGCGTGAGTACGAGGTCGTTACCGTCGTCCGTCTTGATCGTCTTCGTGAAGGTCAGCTGGTCCATGGTTGTCCTATCGACTGTGTTCTCCTGGGGTTGGTAGCGGGCAGAGGCCGGAGGGAGAACATCCCCGGCCCCCGCCCGCAGTATGTGTCAGACGCTGAAGCCCGTGATGTCACGGTGCTTGAGCATCGCCGAGCCGCCGTAGTAATTACGGCAGGCCGTTCCTGCGGCCTCGTCGGCGAATGCCTTGAATTCGAGGTCGCCAGTAATCGGGTCCGTCGCCTTGAGCGAGATCGTCGGCATCGAGACGAGCTTGGCGCGCGTGAAGCACCAACCCATCAGCCACTCGTCGTCGGCAGGGCCGTCGGCGGCGACGAGCAGCAGACGCTTCTCCGGGATGGAGGGAAGAAGCGGATCATCGAACACCACTTCTCCCGTGGTCGCGTTCGCCTTGACCTGCGAGAGGTCAATGCCGTGCGTCAGGCTCAGCATTTCCTTGCGGAACAGCTCGAAGATGTTGAGCTTGATCGTCTTGGTTGCCTTGGTCAGGTCAGAGCGCACAGGCTCTGCGTAGCCCAGGCCGTCGACGTCGTCCACGGACACGTCAGGCGTGATCTCCCCGCCGTCGGTCGTGAAGATGCCCAGCGGAGTCCAGTCCGCAGAAAGTACCTTCATCGCGCCGCTTGCGCCTGTCAGCGCGTCCGGGACAGCGGTCGTGAGCGGCGCAACGAACGCCAGGACGTTGAGAGCCTTCCTGACGTTCTTTGCCTTGTTGTGCTTCTTCTTCAGCGCTTCAATGGTCGTCGTATCGGCCATATCGGTTTCCCTTCCAGATCAGATTGGTTAGTCGGTGGGACGTTGAATGACTTCCACGCTGAGGCCCACCACCTCAACGACGCCGTATGCGGCGCGCACCCCCAGGCGGGACGGCACAGACGCCTCATCCACCCACCCAGAAGCCCCCACCACAGGACGAACTGACAGAGCATCCACAACCTCATCCGCGAGCGCGTCCGCGCCGACGATGCCCGGCCCTGTGGGGGTCTTGGCGTATACGTCGACAACGACGGAGGTGATGCGCTCGAAGTCGAGGTCCTGGGATTGTGTCGCGTAGACATGCACGAGTGGCATCGGCCATGTGTCCGGGAGGCTGCCCTCCTGGATCACCCGTACTGTCTGCGCCCCCGTTGCTGAGGCGATCGCGTCTCGTAGTACCTGGACGGGGTCCGTGTACTTCATGACCGGCCTCCTCGTCGTGCGCGTTTGGAGCCCGCGAGCTTGCCGAGCGTGTGATGCCCGGGGACGCGGCGCCCGTCTCTGGCGAAGTGCCCGAACTCAACAGGCACGGCGTGTGGGGCATCGTTGACGACGCGGCCGACAGCTCTGCGAGATGCTCCGTTTCGGCGCGTCTTCACAGTTGCCGTCACAGCCTCGACCCTGTACGCGTCGGTGAGTACGCGGTCCCGTTTCGGGGCCGCTGCTGCCGCCGCCGCACGCAGCGATTCGGCTTCACTGACCATTGCTTCGCTGATCGACGCGGACTGTAGAAGCGCCTCGATCGCGGCCGAGCTGACCACGAACTTGACTGCCACGTGTCACCTCCGAGAGATCACGACAGCCGTGCCGCGCGGCCACGGCGAGGATGGCTCCTCGACCCTCCACGTCCCGCCGAGCGGGTGCTCGGCCGGGACACGGATGACATCCCCGACGTTCAGCGTTATTCCCCTCGGGAGATAGAGTGTCGCGGTCTCGTCGGCCCGCTCAGAGGCTGCCTGATCGAGTAAGCCCGGCACAGTGAACTGTCCCGGCGCGATCAGGCAGCCCCCGATGAGGCGCGGTTTGGATTCCTCGACGAGGTAGCCGTCCCCGTCACGATGGACGGTCCCTTCTACCTGAATCGGGGTTTTCCATTCCTCCATCACGTCAGGCCCCTCCCATCACCCAGACATGCCCGGCGCGTCGCGGGCGGTACGCATCCGCGAGCGCCTGGTCGTCTGGGGAGAGGATGGCTTGGCCGCCCACTGCCCATGTGGCGTACTGGCGGGTCTGCGTGAACGGCCCCGTCGTCTCGGTCATTTGGGTTGCCCCTTGTGCGGCGGCGTCAGGGATGAGGAGGATACGTCGCACGCTGTCTGCGAGCTGTAGCCGTACTGCTGCGGGGACCTCGGAGAGGCCTGCCGTGTAGGTGACGACCACGAACTCACTTGCGGGCGATGCGACTTGGATGAAGCCGTGCCTGACGGTGTAGGGGATCGCCTGTCCGTCATCGGTCGTGACAGCCTCGACGGAGATGAGCGGCGCCCGTGTGGGGACGACTCGTCCGCCCGCGTCGACCTTCAGGCGGTGCGTGTACTGCTCGACGGTGAACGTCTGGCGTGCGCGCGCCTTGAAGGCCTCGGCGAGCTTGTCAGCGATGAACGTTGCCCGCGCCGACTCCGAGTCTGTGAGGGGGCGGCCGAGAGCGGCCTCGATGTCCTCGACAGTTACCAGCGGAACAGGCATCGTCCCCCCTACTTCTTGGACTTCTTCGAAGTCTCCTCAGCAGTGTCGCCCTCGTCGGCCGGCATGTCTTCACTCGAAGGCGAGGCGTCAGTGGGCAGCGCGTCCTCATCGGAGGTGATCTCCTTGAGGATGCCTGCCGTGATCATTGCCGTGGCGACCTCGTCCGCGAGCTCGAACGTGATCCCGTTGTCTCCCTTGACCTGCATCATGCCGCCTTGAAGACCTGGATCGCCTTGGGGCGCAGAACCGCGCCGCCGTAGACGTGCAGACCGCGAACACGGTCCGCGAAGGTCTGCTCGGCGCGCATCGACTCGGTCTTCTCGACCTGCGACACGTAGGCCACGGACGGCTTGTGGAAGGCAACGGCCATCGGCTTCGTGTTATCGAGCCAGGGGCTCGTGACCACGTCGAAACCCAGGAGACGACCGATCGTCGCCTCGCGGAGGCCATCCGTCATGTTCGACTTGTCGAAGCTGGTGAGCTTCGAACCGTCAGAGAGGAGGAACTCCTCGAACGCCGCGTTAATCAGGAGTACGCGGTCCATGGCGGGGACCTTCTCGGCCGAGAGCTTGCCGCGCAGCTTCAGGATCGCGGCGTAAGCCGTCTCCCAGTTCGTCGGGTTCGCGATGCCCGTGACCGCCGTGCCCCTGGAGGTCAGCATCGCGGTCAGGAAGGTCTCCGCGTCTTCAACGAGCGCGGCCGCCGCCGACTTGGTGTACGCGTCGAGAGACTGGTTCGCCTGCGCGGCGTCGATGTCATCGACCAGGAAGTCGAAGCTCTTCTCCTGGTCAATGGTGATCTCGATGCCCGTGGACTCCACGGCATCGGGGACGGTCGTGCGAGGCACCTTAGCGCCACCAGTCCCAGTGACTGCGCCGGTCTTGTAGTCCTTCACCTTCACATCGACAATGCCGGGGATGTGAATCTTCGAGCCCGCGGTGAAGGCCTTCTCGTATTCTCGGTTGGCCATCCCGACGAGCACCGTGTCACGGCGGAAGTTCTCGAGGATGCTGGCCGACCACAGTTCCGGAATGAAATGCGTGAGAGTCATTGTGTGTCCTTTCTTGGCTCGCTTATGCGATGCCCATGATGTTGTTCAGCTGCCCGTCCTGACGGGCCTTGATGATCTCTGCGGGAGACATCTTCTTGAGGTCTTCCCGGGTGAGCTGTCTTGCAGCCCTGATCTCGTCACCACGAACTCCCGCGTCCGTCGCGGGAGCACCCTTGGGAACCTGCGCGCCTCGCCAGGCGAGAAGGCGCTCAGCAGATGCCCTCAGCTCCTCCTCTGACGAGCCAGACAGCAGGTCCGCGTCCACGCCCGTCGCTGCCGCGACCTTCGCTCGCATCGCCTCGGCCTCCATCGCCGCAGCTCGCGCCTCAGCCTTCGCCGCCGCTTCCTGCGCCTTCTGCAGCTCGGACTTGCCCTGCTCCTGAACCTCGTCGTATAAGCGCGCCTTTTCGGCGTTCTCCTTCATCCGAGACTCATTCTTGCGAGAGAGCTCCTTCCACTTCCGCGCCTCAGCCTCCCAGTCAACCTGCTGGGCCGTATCCTCAGCGGCAGCGGAGATTTCCTGCGCGGACGCAGCATCCCCTCCCGACTCTGCGGACGGGGCGTCGACGAAGCGAAGGTAAGGACGGTGCTTCAGGTGGTTCTTCATGGTGATTCCTCCCATTCCGGGTACACGAAAGCCCCCACACCGTTACGGCTGGGGGCTGGTTGGGTATCAAAAAACCGACCCAGGCATTACGTCCGAGGTCGGCTAGTTTGAGCATTATGTGAAAAGGACACCTGGGCTGCCCGAAGGGGCTGCCGGGATGTCCTCACCACTAGGATAGCACACTCACGGAATGTGGACAATATTTCCTGCATGATCTATGACAATCACTTGGGTAAGATGACGACCCTGCATACCTTGCCGGACATCCCGGATCGATTTCTTATCGTCGAGTTCGCAACGGCGTAGATCGAGGACCAGGCGTTCAGTCTGTTTCCCCGCTCGCTTCATCTGCGAATCGACGGTGTTCTTGCCTTGCCCCGTGGGCGCTTTGAACTCCCAGACCTGCTGATTCATTTCCGCGTCTGGGTTCTTCGCGCCTTTTTTGCGCGAATCTATGCGGAACAGCACGTCCATTCCCTCTTCCGCCAGGCGCAGCGCCGTGAGCACCTCATGCTCACTGGGCGCTTCTCTGACCGAAGCTGCCGGGATGAACACCCGCCCGTCCCCATGCCCCGGATACAGGAATTCTCCGGGAATCCCTGTCACGTCCCCACCCTCATACTGAAGCGTCTTATGCCATTTTTCGGCAGGAACGCTCATCAGGCGCTTTAAACGATCGGAGTCGTCCGGCGGTTGTGCCGTGGTCTTCTTCGGGGGCTTGGGCGGCTTAGGCGGCTCAGACCCACCCGCCTTGGGCTGAGGCTTTGGCTTGGCCTTGGGCTGCGCCCACGACAGCGTTGGCCCATACTCCCCATGTTCGCTGACCGTCAGAAGCTTGCGGTAATCCGGATTACGCCCACCCCGGTCAGAGACACCGAGGCGGTCCGCCGTGATCTGGTGGACTTGTTCGAGCAAGTCCTCGTCGATCACCTGATTGACTGCCAGGCCCGGAGGAAGAGGCTGCACCCCACAGTCACATCCCGGGTGAATCGGCAGCAGGTCACCACGGTAATAGCGCTGCGTCGACGCGACCACACACAAGGCGCAATTCTCTCGCCCCGTGAGGACACGCCGATAGAACTGCCCCTCCTCCGGGTAGCCCCGCATCGACTGCCGAGACGCATGCACCTTCGCCAGCTGCATGTCCCCACCGATCAACTGCGTGAGCCGCAGCCGCCCCTCAGCCGCAGCCTGCGGCAGAGGCTTGCCAGCCGCGAGCGCAGTGTACACGTCGACGGCTGGGCGACGGTAGACGATGCGCGGGTCTACACCGCGAGCGCCGCGTATCTCGTCCTGGTCGATGGGTGGGAGGACTACCTTCCAGCCGAGCTCGCGGGCGCACTGGGCGAGGTACGCGCGAGTCAGGTCGGCTATACGGAGCTGGCCTGCGGCAACTCGAGGGGTGATCGCTTCGATCATGTCCTCGACGGCACTGGCCCTGTAGTGCGGGAGAGAGTCCCAGTAAGCCTGCCCAAAGGAAGTAATCTGCTGTCGGATTGCGTGGACCTGGCTGTCATAGGCCTCAGTGAGGCTGTTGAGCGAGTCCAGGTCCGGCATCGTTACTTCTCCTCGAGTGTCGCTGACTGTGTCTCTGGGAGCCGGAGCGCTACGGGGACGGCACCCGTGAATTGGATTCCGTCTAGGCCGACGACCTGTGATGCCGATTCAGGAGCGACGCCGGCGCGGATCGCCGTGCCGAGGGCGTCAAACCTGAGCTTCAGGTCTGCCGGGTCCCCCCCCCGCACTCGGCGTTGCGGCCTCATCTGTCAGCTGCGGCTGCGGCTTGTCTTGGAGCGCGAACGCCAACGCAAGCTGCTCCTCAGCCCTACGCTGCTTGTCCTGTGCGATCTGCTCGGGGCTGTACCCGAGGATGTTGCGCTGGATCGTCTCCAACGCTTCGCCGGCATTGCGTGCTTGGACGGCGGCCGCGTATTTCTCCGTGAGGGAGACAGCGTGCGGCGGGACGAACAGGACCTCCACGGTCTCTGCCTCATCCAGCGTGTATCCCTCGACCGCGAGCGCCTTGACGATGAGGTACGCGAGCGCGGGCTTGAAGCGCTCGATCCTGTCGCCTGCCTTGGAGAGGAGGGCTTTCTGCGGCTGTTCAGCTCCTGCTGCGCTTTGGTTGGCGGAGTCCGGGAGCATGATCGAGAGGGGCGTCGCCGTCTCGGCGGCCAATTCGCGCCAGTCGTCCTTCGTGGCGTTCAGGATTTCCGTGATCTGTGTCTGGGAGGACTCCCAGATTTCCACGCCCGGGGGCAGTTCCCAGAGGGCGGCGGGTGAGGGCTCGAAGATCGCCTGGTAGTCGATCGCGTTCCCGGACTCATCCTCGGCGGGCAGGCCAGCCGATCCCTCAGCAGACTTCAGCGCGCGCTGTCGGAACGCCTGCATCGAGATAATGACCAGGCGCTGCAGCGTCTGCCAGTTGATTCGGTCGATCAGGTCGAGCACATGCTCAAACTCGCCCATGCTGTGCCTGTTCTCGAGGACCACGACCGGGGGCGCTCCCTCGAAGGGCTGGACGCCGCCGAGGTCGAGTCGCCAGTCCCCGGACACACGGGAGATCAGTTGCCGCGACTTGTCGTATGCCGAGCGCGTGTAGGACATGCGTAGGCCCGGAGTCCACATCACGAGGTGGTCGAGGCCGGCCGCCTGGTCTCGCCAGACCTTCATAGCCGCGAGCGCGCGCCAGGGCTTGACCGGGTCCGATTCGACGTACATGTGTTCGGGCCGCTCGTAGGTGACGCAGGCTCGTCCGTCTTCGTCCTGGGTGACCAGGAGGTAGCCGTGGCCGAGGGCGGCCGCGTCCCAGATTGCGTCCGCGAAGACCACTTTGAGGCGGTTGTCGCGCCAGATGCGCGCGGCCGCCTGAGCTGCGGGGCTGTCCTCGCTGGCTCCGACTGTCACCCCGTTGGGGATGAGACGATCCGCTAGCGCTGACACAACGAGTTTGCCGGGGTTGGTGCGCGCACGCCGCTGGAACTTCAGCCATGCCTTTGCGAGATTAGGGCCCATCTCCGGCAGGGGAGATGATCCGTTGGTGTATGAGCGTAGGAGGTCCGTTCGTGGACGCTCCTTGTCCATCTTTGCAGTGAGGTAGGCGAGCCATTCCTCGGGCGTTTTCGTCATGAGGTGGGGCCTCCTCCCCCAGTGCGTGTTAGTAGAGCCGCCTCGGTGCACGGCGGCTGGTTTGCTTGGCTGCGCCCTTGCCGACGGCGTCGAGTCCGGCCGTGTAGGCGAACATGGCGCCCCAGGCGGCGTCAATCTTCGAGTAGTCCTGGTCGTCCGCAGGTTTGACGAGGACGTAGCCCGATTGCCTGGGCGACTTGCGGGCGTTGAGTAGGTGAGCCGTCATTGTCGGGTCACCGTCGTAGGTAATGAGGCCCTGGTGGATCGCGGACAAGAGTTGTGCGAAGTTCTCGCAGGTCTTGGCAACGTTTCGCTGCGGGTACCGGATCGGCTCGGACGCGCTGATCTTGGCTCTCAGGCGCCGCGAGTAGCGTGCCTCCCAGCCCTTCACGTCCTGAGCCCAGCCAGCCGACGGGTCCGCATAGAAGCCCACGACATTGAATCGCTCGAAGGCCTCACGGACAGTCTGTTCCACTTCGAGGCGGGGCGGTTGCCAACCTTCGCCTGCGGGGCCGTCTGGCTGGCTCCAAATCCCGACCTTGAACAGGTGCCGTTGCGTCACCGAGTAGCCGATCAGGACCGTGGCATCGGCGATGCCGATCTTCCGGCCTTCGGAGCCGTCGAAGCCGAGCGTGATCGGCTCGGTGGAGCTGATCTGCTTCGTGTGGTCTTCGATGGCTCGCAGCTCGGGCATCGTGAGCCATGCGTCCGACGCCGAGGTGATTTGGTTGAGGAAGTCCGAGCACATCCCCGCGGGGTCGTTATCCGGGTGCCAGAAGCTGTCCGCAATTCGTTCCAGGTCCACCCATCCGGGTTCGCACTCGGGCTCGTGGATGGCGCAGCCGCGCGGGTCGGCGGCCGAGTCTCCGTAGGCGATTCGCAGGCCGTTGAGGAGCGATTCGCGGTCGGAGATGTCGGTGTCGAGCGGGGCCTCACGGTGGTCGTAGTACAAGCCCCGAGCAGCTTCGGGCTTGACCTTGCCTGCCTGGATCATCTCGTAGAATCGCGCCGTCGTTTCCGCGACCGAGCGTTCGCCGATCGTGTAGGCGTTGGGGGTCTCGATTGTGAGGCCCCCGAGCTTGTCGGCGTTCGAGCGCAACGTTTTCGCCAGCTTCGGGCCGCCGTTCGACGGCAGCCACGTCTCTGTCTGGTCCATGACCGCCATGACAGCCTTCGCTCCTTTGACGGAGGTCGCTGACGACGTTCGTTTCTCGATGCGGCCGCGACGCAGTGCCACGAAGGAGTCCATTGGGTCGAGGCCGTACTCTGATTCAGCCGGAGAGCCGCGCAGCATTTCCAGGAGCGGGTCCCAGGTGTTCGCCGTTTGATCGTCCGTCGTTGCCGTGACCTGGACGATTGGTGTGCGCCGTGTCGACCACGGCACACCGACCGGCTGGCCATCTGAGTCCCACCCGTCGCACAGCACAGGCCCCATTGCTTCGGCGCAGCAGATCGCCGCGAGAAACGGGCTTTTACCCCACCCACGCGGACGCGAGAGCACCGCGCGCTGCTTGACTCGACGGCCCGTGTCCGGGTCCAGCTCATACAGCCTCGCGAGGAACTCAATCTGTTCCTGCGTCGGCACGAACGGGGTGTGTTCCTCGCTGTCCTCGTCACGGTCCGGCATGAGGAGAAACTCCATCATCCAGTCCGCAACGTCGTATCCGAGCGTCGGGAACTCATCGTCCTCGTCGATCGGTTGCCAGGGCACGTTACACCGCCCTCAGCTTCTTCTGTCGCCTGCGCGCACGCGCAGAAACGGGCACCACATCATCAATGGCACTGTCGGCGTCATCTTCGAGGGTATCGGCCACCGCGAACTGAATCCGGAGCCTGGCACGATCCTCGGGCGTTGCCCCAAACTTCGCGACACGCAGTCGAAGTTCGGCAGCAACTCGGTGATCGCCCTTCCAGTACAGAGCGTGCAGGTACGCGGTGTCGAGCAAGAAAGACCAGTCGGTCTCCGTGTACTCCGCGCTGAGCGGGGATTCTCCCCACATCTTCCACCAGCGGCGAGTCACTGTCGGCCACGTGAAGCGCTTCTTCCTCGGCTTGCCGTTCTCGTCGAGCACGACTTGCTCGATGACCGGCAGCGACGGCTGCTCGACCGGCTGCGCCGTGATGATGCGCAGGATTTGGGGGTCCTTATTCCGGCGAGCTCGCGAGCCCTTCGGCTTCGGCGCGGGGCCACGACCAGCCATAACCACCCCCACCCATCCGCAGAATGCCAACGAATTATCCGTTACAATAGGAGACGTGAGGACATGCGAACACTGCTCGGCTCCGCTCAAACCCTGGGCGCGCGCCGACGCACGCTTTTGCTCGACCCGATGCCGAGTCGCTCACCACCGCGCCGCACAGACGCATGCCTCACAAGTGCTGCCCGCCGAGCTCATCAACCGCCCCCGATGGGTTAATCACCTCAACAAGCGCCCTGTGTGCTCGCGCACCGGGCGTTGGGCTTCAGTTACTGACCCGAGCACGTGGAGCACTCATGCGGCCGCGAGCGCGACTGGCGCTCCCCTGGGGTTCGTCCTCGGGGACGGCGTCGGCTGTATCGACCTCGACGGGTGCCTCGATGCGCATGGCATCCCCAACGAGGCCGCTCGCGCTCTTCTCGCTTACTACGAGGGCTCATATGTCGAGGTGTCGCCATCTGGGCGCGGGCTGCATATCTGGGGGACGGCCGTCCCGCAGCGTGGCTTCAAGCGCATGTGGCGTGGGCAGCGGATCGAGTTCTATTCGCAGGGGCGATACATCACCGTCACGGAGAATGTGTACCAGGACGGCACCTTAGCGCCCCTCTAAATTCCCCTACGCCCTCACCCCACGGCCCGGTGTTTACGTTGAGCTAGCAACGCTTACGAGCAGTTGATATTTCCCCAGACCCGTACAAACAAAAACCGACAGCTCTTGACGGTGTTTGGGTTGGGTGGGGAGGGGGTCCCTGGTGGGGGTCTAGTCGATGAGGCCGGGATGCTTGCGCTTGCGTGGGGCATTTCGTGCCCGCTCTGCTGCTAATGCGGCCGCGGCTTCTCGCTGAGTCTTGCGCTTGTGATGCCACGAGCACAACCACTGCAAGTTCGTCGCTCGATGATCGTCACCTGGTGTGATGTGGTCGCACTCGGCACCAGCTGCAGGGCAGCGCGTCCCATCATGCAGGAGCGCTTCGCACCTGCCGCCTGCACGGGCACGGACGAAGGCGCGGCGCTCATCCCAGTCAGGCGGGAGCCGCGACGCACGATCGCTCGATGACCACGCCATGACGCATCATCCTCTCGGAGCTCCGCTGTGTCGGCGGGTACGCGAAAGCCCCGGACGGTTATCCGCCTCGGGGCTTGTTCGACACTTCTGCCGTTGGCACAGATGTTACAACTGCCATGCGGCGCTGTCAATCAACCTTCGCCTGGTTCGCGTGTCGTGTCGTGCAGCGGCGGCGCGACGAGGCCGCAGCCGCTAGCACATCCTCGACGGCTACCCATACGGAGCCGCCGACCTTGACCGAGCGCACCCGGCCCGCCGCCGCCCACACCCGGACCGTTGATGCGGGGAGGCCGGGCACATGCTTGGGCACATCGCACTGTCGTTCCCACTCCTCCCCCGCCACGATCATGCCGATGTCTCCTCGGCCTTTGCTGACATGCGTGCCACCAGCACCGACCAGGCGCGGAGGCGTTCCCAGTCCTGGGAGGACAGGACACGCCCGCAGGAGATGCGCGAACAGGTGACCTGCTCTTGCCCGCCGACGACTCGGACGGGCGTGACCACGAGCGAGTAGGCGTTGCACGATGGGCAGGCGATGTCCTGCACGCGCCGCTCTGGTTCCTCGACTGCCCACCTTGCGCGTGCGCCGGCATCGAGCCTGGCCAGGTCGGCAAGCATCTCGGGCGCCCACGGTGCGGCCGCGACGCGGTCGAGCAGCGGGTCAATCCAGCGGACGAGCTCAGCTAGAGCCTCCGGGGCGCGGATGCCGACCGGCTCTGCCTCTACGAGGTAGGCCTCGCCCGTCTCCGCGTCGATCTTGCGACCAGGACTCGACCACCACAGGCCGGACGGCCGAGGAGCCTCCACGCCGATGTGCTCGCCTGCCTGGATACACCACGAGGCCAACGCGGCCGCGAGCTCGTCGGCAGCTGCCCTCTGCTGCGGGTACAGCGAGGACGAGCCAGGCGGGCGACCACCGCCAGAGGATGAGACCACCGAGGGCGCGTCGTCCCCGCTCATCAGCTCGTCGACAAGTGCCGGCATCGTGCGCACGACAGCCTGCAGTCTCCCCCAGCACCGAGCGCACAAGACGCCAACGTAAGCCGGACTCGGGGCGCAGCCCCGGCACGAGTCATCCTGGCAGTCAGGAAGATGCTCACCAGGTGATGCACACCCGGATGAGCACACGCGGTTCAGCATGGCTCCTCCTCGAGGCAGAAACGACAGGGCACGTCGGCCCCATGGATCGGGCACACGGCTTCATCGTCCACCGGGGGACGACCTCGCCACTGGTACCAGGGCGACCCCCACTGCCCACCCACCTGTGGGCTAGGAGCATCCCCAGCTAGACCAGCAGATGAGGGGTTGGGCATGGGCTGAGAACCTTCAGGGGAAGCGCCAGGATTTCTCACCTGACGTTTGCGCCGTGGCCTACGCCTGCGGGGTGAGGCAGGTTCACCCTGCCCGGCCCCGCCAGTCTCCCAGCCAGACCCTTCCCTATCTAGTTCCCTGCCCTGCCCCTCCCTGCCCTGACACGCGCGTGCGCGCGTAGACACCCGCTTTGCTGCCGTCGCGGCAAGATTTTTCTGCGCTGCGGCTGCCGCTGCGGCAGGATTTGTTGCCGTCGCGGCTGCCGCTGCGGCTGCCGCAGGTGCCGTCGCAGGTCGGAGTGGGTTTGCGCGGCGCAGGCTGGGGGCGGGTTCGACCTGACCCGAGGCGTTAGCCTCGACGGGATCCTCGCCTCCCTCGCCTGCTGCCTGCCCCCGGTCGAGCGCGTGAGCGTCCGGGAGATCAACGTCCGTGCCGGCGGCGGGGCTGCTGGGATTCCAAGGGAGGGAGGATTCGACCTGACCCGAGGGCGTCCCCTCGACGGGATTCGCGTCCCTCCCGGCTTCGACCATGACAGCTCCGCCGCGACGCGGCGTGTCCTCGACCGTGTTCCGCTCAGCGCTCTTCGGAGGCGCTGACCAGTCCGCCTGCCCGGGCATCCACCCAGGGCGATGAAGCACCATGCCCGCCTCGGCAGGCGTGCGCTGCTGCTTCTGCTTGTTGCAGTCCGTGCATGCGATCACGATGTTGGCCGCACCAATGTACTTGGTAGGCTCAACATGGTCGTACTGCCACGTGCTGCGGTCCTTGCGCTGCACCTTCGTCCCGCAGTAGCGACACGGGGCAACCATGTTGCCGCCGCGCTCGACACCGCCGACGCGATCGCGCAGCCACACAGCATCTGTGATCTTCCTGTTTTTCAGCTCCGCACGCTTACCCCTCGTGACTCGCACATCCTCGCCACGGTCGTAGCGAAGATCGAACCAGTCATGGAAGACGAACGACCCCTGCGGCGGCTGCACGCAGCGTTCGCACGAGTGTCCAGGCGCGTGCCACAGGCCCTCTTCGACGAGCATCCCCGCCAGCTGAGTCGCCACTTCAAGATTGAGCGTGTCCGAGACGAGCGTCTCGACCGCAATCACTCCATCGGTCAGCGCCTGCTGGCAGGCCGTCCCCGCGAGCGCCCACATGCCGAGTGCGGCGAGGCCGCTGAGGTCCCCGGTCATGGCGCGGCGGGCGAGGCGTTGAATCTTCGGGTTGCCCCGGAGCTCGTCTCCAAGTTGGAAGAACATGTGTGTCGCTTTCTAGTCTGAGCACCGGCATTCGCCGGTGACGGGGTTGATTGCGCCGCCGCATGAGTCGCACACGCGGGGCGTCCAGTCGTTGCAGGTCATCTGGTCACCTCCTCTTGGTCGTAGTCTTCGGGGAACAGGCTGCGGGGCCTGTGGTTGGGGTAGTTTCTGGTCATCCAAGCTCGCTCCGTGAAGGCGCGGCGTTGTTGCTCGGCTCGGACGTAACAGGGGTGGCACAGCGCCCGGCCCGGGAGTATCGGCGTTGCGCATTGGGGGCAGCGCCGGGGGTTCTCGTCGGGTTCGGCGGGGTTGATTCCCCAGCCTGTGCGCTCGTGGGCGGTGGCCATCAGAACGGGGGTTCCCAGACGGGTTCCTGCTGGGGTTGGGGTGCCCAGGGGTCCTCTTGGACGATCTGGCGGGGCGCGGGCTGCTGTGGGGCTTCCTGCGGGGCCTGCGGGGCCTGTTGCACGGGCTGGGGGGACGCAGGTGGAGGCGGGGGCGGGTATCCTGCCCCGCCGTCGGCTGCGGGGTGCCTGGTGACCTGTGCGCGGGCGCGGCGTAGGGAGGGGCCGACCTCGTCGACCTGCATCTCGACGATTGTGCGTCGCTCGCCCTGCTGTGTTTCGTAGGAGCGTTGCGTGAGGCGGCCGAAGACGATGACGCGCATGCCCTTACGGAGGGACTCGGCGACGTTCTCAGCGACATCGCGCCACACGGAGCAGCGCATGAAGATGGGGTCTCCGTCGCGCCATTCGCCGGCGTTGCGGTCGTAGGTTCGCGGGGTTGAGGCCACCGTGAAGTCAGCGACGGCGGAGCCGGACTGTGTCCAGCGGAGTGTGGGGTCGGCGGTCAGGTTACCGACGAGGGTGACGAGTGTTTCGCCGCTCATTGGTCTTCCTCGTTTTCTTCGTAGGGCATGACAGTGAATCGGATCGAACACATGGGGATGCCCATGCGCTTGCTGGTGTGGCGAGGGTCGAGGCGCATGTCCGGCCCCTGCAGGTGACGCGCGTCGTCGTCCGGGAGCAGACCCGCATCCACAAGCCCGTCCACTAGTGCTTTCAAGGTGGGCATGTAATTGTGGAGGTCGCGGCGGCGGCCGTCTGGGAAACGAACCCACGCGACGAGTCGCGCTCGCATGAAGGTCGGGCAGTGCGCCGCGCGGGCCATCACTCTGGCTTGCATGCGCAGTGTCCGAATCCGCGGGGAGAGAGTGCGGCGGTCAGCTCGGCCGTTGAGCGAGAGCATGTCTGCCTGGGGCAGATCGAAGGGGCCGATCTCCCACAGCGGGGCTACAGTCGCGTCATTCATCGCACTCATCTCCAATCTGCGGGTACAGGCCATCAACGAACGCATCGACGGCATCCCCGATGGTCCTGCGGATGCTCATCCGCTGCTCAGGCGTCTGCGCGTACTTCTCAGCGATGTCAGCACCAGCGTCGATCAGCTCGGACGCCGTTTTGATCGCATGTGCCTGAACCCGTGCCAGTTCCCGTTCAAGGGCGCGGACGTGATTCGCGCGCTCGATTTCGGTGAGGAGCTCTTCAGTCACAGTCCTTCCCCTCCTTCGTAGACGCGAAGCCCCGCTGGTTCGCTAACGCTCCCCATGGGTACAGGTGCAAGCAGCGCATTCTCCAGGTATGGGATTGACGGCCCGTCGTATAGGAGCTCTCCCGTCACTGGCCCCTGAAGCAGTACTGATCCAGCGGACCAGCCGAGGCACGCATCAGTGCCCCAGATGAACGAGGACCGCCCGTAGCCGTCCCCGACGCGGACCCGCAGAGGAATCTGCCAGGCCGCAGCCGACGCCGCGAACGTGCGGACGACCGCAGGGTCCATCTCCACGGCCGCGTCCTGATAGAGAACGGCTTGGGCTCCATCCAGCAGGAGGCGCGCTGCGTCGACGCGGTCCTCATCCATCGGCTCCGCAGCCGGGGCGACACGCGCCATCTGAGGCCCATACAGAACCCCCGTCTCCTGGACAGTGATGCCCTCCCTCTCATCGAGGAGAAGGCTCACCCGCTCGACGGGAGACCCCGCGAGGAACGTCGCCAACGACTCCACCGCAGAGCGACGCAACCACATTGATTTCACGCCATCGCTGTAGCTATCCCCATCAAGGACGTTGAATCGCACCGCGATCGCGCGCTTGCGATCAATCGCGACCGCAAGCACCATCACGCAATCCTGGACGACGGCCAGGCGCATCAGGCCCGCGCCATTGTCCGGGGCATCCTCGGGAATCTTCCGGGCCACATGCGGCAAGGCTGCACGCAGCGCCCCCTCCAAGGCCGCCCGAGCCACGACCACCATCGTTGACGCTTCGTCAGTCATCGGAGAGCCTCCTCACTGATCGTGAGTACATGTCGCGGGCGCACTCGACGAGTCCGCGACGCGCCAGCGGCGACCCCGATCCCTCGCACAGCCACGCGCTCCTGTCCTGGCCATCCTCCGGGGCGATGCTCTCCGCGACGACGATAAAAGCCCCCAGCACACAGCCAGGCCCGTGCTTTTCCGCGACCAACGCAGACACAGCATCTTCGAGGGCACTGAACACGGTGCCTTCGGCGCTCATCAGTACACCTCCCCAGCGCGCGGTCCCCAGGTGATGATTGCGGGGGCAGCCTCGACCTTCTCGCAGAACGCCTCCTCCCCCTCACCGAGGGTGTATCCCCAGTGCTCTAAGGTGCGCAGGTACAGCTGAACGAGGCTGTCAAAGCGCTCACCGTTGCGGCTGCGCCAGTAATCACGGCCCATGCCACCCTCGAGGACGCCGATGCACCACGCGAGGCGCGCCTTAGCCGCCTGCGCGGCTGACATCGTGAGCCCGAAGCCCATGGCATCGAAGTCGACCAGCGCGCGGCCCTTCGCCTGCGATGCGTCGGACACCTGGGCTTGGTTGTAGATGACGGGCATTTCCAGGAGCGCCGTGTCCTTCGGCAGAGGGCGCCTGAAGAGCACATCCTTAATCCAGGCGCGGCGCACTTCGCCTTCCTGAGCTGCCTGACGGTTCGCCTCGATGGTCGCTGCGCGATCGACTTCCTGCGTGGTCCGCGCCCTGTCCTCACGGGTGAAGTGCCCGTGTGCCGAGTAGTCCATGCACACGAAGCACGTCTGGGCGCGCATGTAGTCGCCCGAGCCGATCACCGTGACATACGCTGCGTTGCCGGGGCAGTTGTCGTGCGGCTCAACCGTGTTACCGTATTCATCGACCAGATTCCACAGGTACTGGTTGGTCTTCGGGAAACCCTCTTCAAAGTCCTCGCGACGAATGACGGTGATGCCCTGCTGACGAAGGTCGAGGACCTCGTCCTCGTAGAGTGCGCGGCGGCGTGCCTCGTCGCGGGCGCGCTCGAGGAAATGATCGATCTTGCCGGGGGCCTCGCGAATCTCCTCGACGACCATGCCCGCGATGTCCTCGGGGAGGTCAGCCTCAGCCTCAGCAATCTTCGCGAGATCATCAAGACCAAGATTCGCCGACTCCCCAAGGTCCGCGACCTCCTGCGAAGCGTTCGCGACGCGGCGGGCCAACGTGGCCTCGCTGGCCTTCACGCCGCGCTTGCGCAACTCGGCTGCAGGGAGGCCCATCAACACGAGCTGGTTAATGGCGCGAGCGCGGTCAACGGCCGACGTGTGCTCGTGAGCGTCGTTCTCCGTGAGCTGCAGGCCGATGCGCTCAAGCTCGCCCGCCACGTCGACGATACGCACCGGCACCGTCTCCAAGCCCGCCTCGATGGCCGCGCGGTGGCGACGGTGCCCGTCGAGAACCACCAAGCCCGTCAGCGTCGGATACACGTCGATGTCCTTCAGAACACCGAGGCCGGCGATCGTCTCCACAAACTCGGGGCCGACACGCAGGTCAGCGCGGATGTTCGAGCCTCCCTGCAGGAGCGTCGGGTCGACCAGCCACCGCTGGCCAGGCTTCACAGCCCCAATCGGGTCCGCCGCGACCTCAGCCGACAACACGCCAGTGCCCGTCGAAGGCGCGGCCGTGGTTTCTTCGCGGCGCGGCTTCAGGCCGACCGCCTGCGCAACATCAGCCAGGTCCGAGAGGTCGTAGCGTGCCGGCGCATTCGGCGTGGCCTCGCGGACGACGGTAATCCAGTGGGCCTCACGCAGGCGGTCAAGGGCACGGCGCAGCGTCCGAGCAGACAGGCCAGTCAGGCGAGCCAGCTCAGCCTGCGCAACCTCAACATGCCCGTCGTCGCCGACAAGGCCGAGCATCGTTTCCGCGACGGTACGGGCTTGCACGTCGTCAGCGGCAATCGCGATAGCCTCAGTCATTTGTCTCACCCCTCTGACGGTCTTCCTGCATCTGCACAAGGCGTCGACGCATCTCGCGGAACTCACGAGTATTCGTGCGCCAGTCCTGCCACAGGGAAAGCGTGATCAGCCCCAACAGCGCGATTACAAGGACCGCTGCCATTAGTGTGTCTGTCATTTCTCTGCCTCTTCCTGCTCGGTGTTTCCGGCGGCAAAAATTGTCGTGCCGCAGTTCGGGCACTCGAATGTTGGTGCCGACGGCGTCGGCGGCGCCCAGTCCGGCTTCTCCACGACGGATGCACGAACCTCGACAATCCGGCGCGCGTGCATCACGGACGGGCTCGGAGGCGACATCAGCAACAGCCCCTGGCGCTCGACCTCCTCGACGAACGCTGCGTTAGCCAGCCCCAGCAGGTGCGGCATCGGCAAGTTCGCGTCCTCGATAGGGAACTCAACGATCATCTCGACGGACCTCATGCCCGACGCTCCTTCCACGCGACGTAGACCAGGCGCTCGGCGAGCGCCGTCGGGGGCAGGATCGCGGCCGCAGCCGCCAACCACCCATCAATAAGGGACCCAAGCCACCACGCCAGCACCAGCAGGGCCAGCGCCACGAACAGCCTCGCAACATTCATCGCGTTCACCGCTTTCCTCCCTGTGCCTCACGCGCACGCGAGCGCGCCAACGCAATCCGCTTTTGCGCGGCCGTCTGACGCTTGCGCAGCTTCATCACCGCATCGAGGCGCCGTAGCGCTTCTAACACCGGCGCGCTCAACGCGACTGTCTCGGTCGTGTTAACCTGATTCATGACTGATAGTCCTTTCTTGGACTGCCCCGGCCGACCCCAATCGGCCGGGGCGCTTTCTTTTCAACTGGGGACCGTGGGGCCGGGCGGAGACTCGCAACCCACCAACATTCAAACCCGGCCCCACGGAGCTAACCTCGCCGCACCCCGTCCTCGGGACGCGCGAAAATCTTGTACTTCGACACCTGAACGGTGTGGCCTGCCGGGGTATGAGCACTGGCCCCCGGCAGGCCACGGCCTCCCTCAGCGCCGCTGGAATGAGCGGAGGAAGACGCTGAGGAAGACGAACCATCCGCACCACGGATGGCCCCCTCCTCGGTAAGGTGGGTAACACCCGCCAGGCCGCACGAAGCAGTGCAGCCACCACACCTCACCGAGGAGGAAGAATGACAACCATGTCCGCTGGCCCCACCCTTGCTGCCACTCTCGACAACATCAAGCAGCGAATGCAAAGCCAGCAGGACACTCTCGAGATCAGCCTGAGAGAAAGTGACCGTGAGGGATACCGAACACTCGTTTGACCGATCTGGGACTCGTGACTCGCACGCCTGCTGCCCATCTAGAGCGAGATACTCCGCAGCAGCGCCGCCCACCGCAGACTCGCGAATGTTCGACGCATGGGTGTTCGCGATGTCGGCCGACGAGACCACGCTGGCAGCCGCGCCGCCCACCGCAGAGCGTTCACTGCGCTCGAAGGAATCGAGGAACATCTCCGCTTCTCGCAGGTCTTCACATGCCTGGATAACAGCCCTCTGAGCATCCTCGTAGGTCTTACGGGCCTGAGTCTCTCTGTGCTTCACTCTGCGCCACCCCGCTCGCCACGCTCCTCCGGAGCCTGCAGGCATTCGAGCGCGTGTGTATTCAGGCGTCGCAACTTCGCCAGGACCGCATCCTGAATCTGCAGCATGTCGCTCTGCGTGCGAGCAAGAAGCGCTTCGTCGAACCAGCAACGAATATGCGGCGATCCAAGGATGAGCGCCGTCTGCTGCAGTGCCGCAGCCGCTTCGAGGAGCTTGCTCTCCGCGTATGCCTCATGATCGCCGTCGACGCGCAGGACCTTGCAGGGCTGCACATCCTCACGGATGAGCGGCTCGTCAGTGTTCAACGCCTCGATACGAGTAGTTGTGCAGCCCTCTGCTTCACCGAAGATCATGCTGCGCCACCTCCAACCACGGCCTCCTCCACAGCAGGGTGGACGCAAATGCCCATGCTTGTCCGTACCATGCGAGCAACGCCCATTTGAGGGCGTTTGAGTTCGCATGAAAGGAGGTGACAGGCATGGCGAAGGGCGGAAAGAACGGAGGCGGCAAGTCCTCCAAGGGCACTTACCGAAGCGCCGTGACCGGACGTTTCGTCACGGCCACTTACGGCAAGGGCCACCCGAACACGACCATCAAGGAATCCGGCAAGTGATCCACTAATCGTGTTCTCCCGGTGGGCGGGTACCCAGGCACACAGGCGCCCGCCCACCAAGCTTTCATTCGTCCTCATTAGAGTTCTCCATGTTCTGACGCATCCATGCGTCCAAATCTGCGATCGAGTAACGAACCAACTGCCCGCGCTTCGCGTACCGGGGACCATCACCGGCCCGGCGCAGCGCGTACAAGGTGGACTCAGACACCTGCAAGTAGTCCGCCGCGCCCTTCGGGGTTACCCACCCCGGGGTCACGCTGCGTCACCGCCGTCAACGGAGCCATGGAAGGCGTGGAGGATGACAGTCCCCGTGCGCTCGTCCTGGATCACGTAGTCCTCGGGAGCGGACGGCGCGGCCGCGAGCGCGGAGCGTCGTTCGGCGGCGTCGCGTTCGTCGGCTGCGATCTGCTCGATGTATGCGCGGTCGAACAGGAAGGCTCCTGTGCGGCCGGGCAGCTTGATCGCCGGAGCAATCGCCCCTGCAGCGAGTCGGCTGGCAAGCGTTGTGCGCGGGACGCCGAGAATCTCAGCGGCTTCGCGAGTACCTATGAGTGCAGGCTGTGCGCCCGTGTCTGAACTGTGCATATTCACAGTTTGGCTCACATCTCATTATTCGTCAAGTTTTCTCATCGACTTGCCGTGCGGTAGATGCGTTCGTTAAACTTATCGACATGAGCACTCAGACACTTGCACCCCGAATCCCCAAGTTTGACCTGAATGACCGGTTAAGGAAGGCGCGCGAGACCGCAGACCTTGATCAGGCGCAGCTAGCTGAGCTAATTGGCGTCTCGCGGAACTCAGTGTCCGCCGCCGAACGCGGGGCATCCAAGCCTCGCAAACCCGTCCTCATCGCCTGGGCTTTCGCCACCCGCGTGCCATTTGAATGGCTCACGACGGGGCAGATAAACGAAACCCCCGACCCTGACGGGCCGGGGGGAGAGCTCCTGCGGTTGGATTCGAACCAACAACCGTCCGATTAACAGTCGGATGCTCTGCCGTTGAGCTACGCAGGATTGCGACAAGAGAAGATAGTAGCAGAGACTATTCGGAACTGGCAAGCCAGATACAGGCCTGAAGCTATGCCGCGCATCACGGATATGCGACTTCCTTGTCTGGGACGCTCACTCCCATGTGGGGCTCTCGAGATCCACTCCCTGCTGTCTCGCAACCGCCTCGATCGCGTCGGCGAGCCACTGCGCGAAGCCCACCTGCTGTGAGTCGTAGTGTTCCCGGAATCGCTCGTCGTGGATGTACCCGCGAGACATGATGTAGTGCTTGGCGGGCGTGACCGGAAAGAACTCGCTGAGAGCCTCTCTGTGTTCCTCAACCAGGCCGGCGGCCCTCTCGCTGTCAGGAGCGGCACCATCACAAATCGCGTCGATCATCCTGCATTCAATATCTTGGAATCGCTCGGCATTCTGCCGC